TTCGTAGCAAGCGAACAATCAATTATGAGAAATCTTGTTAGAAATTATACAATCGCAGGTGGTGGTAAATCAGTTGAAGTACCAGTGTATGCAACTGTATCAGCATCAGCAGTAAGTGAAGCTTCTGATCTTTCTAACACAGCAGTAAATCCAAGTTCAGTTACAATAACTGCATCAGAAGTTGGAATTATGACTACATTAACTGATCTTGCTAGAAATTCTGCATCAAGAAATGTTGCAGGAGATATTGGCAGATTATTTGGTGAAGCAATTGCTAGAAAAATGGATAGTGATCTATCTGCATTATTTACTGGGTTCTCTACAGAAAAGGGACCT